GAACGTCCACTTGTCTGTTGCCTGCAGTTCCGCAATCATGCGAGCTAGCTGCGGTCCCTTGGTGCGCGATGCATTGTCGCCGCCATCTGTCGTGATCATCACGATAAAGGAGACGTCATCGTTGTAATCAGGAACAGACTTGAGAATGTTGATGCACTCGACGACAGTGTCGAAGAGGCGAGTGGACGTGGCTTGGGTGTCATACTCGCTTTCCATGATCGGTTGCAATGCCGACAGCGAGGAATTACGGAAATGAACCGTTGGCGCAGAAGTTGCGTTAAATGAACCAGGCGCGCAGTGTCCGATCTTGACGTGCGAAACAATCGTGTCGATGTTGTGCTTCGCGGCATTCGTCTTGACGGATTCAATGAGGGAGTTGTAGTCGGCTGCTGCTTGTCGCGCAATGTGGGACATGGAGCCGGTGTGGTCGGTGCCGAAGGCAAAATAGTTCTTCATTCTTGTAAACCTTTCAAAGTTAAAAACACTTCAAACAAAACATGTGTCCCTCAAGTTTGAGTGACCACATATTTATTCTATTCAGGTTACAACAACTATAAACTACAACCTGAGCTTGCTCGAGATTTCTTCGAACTCTTCGTAGGTCAGATTCCTTTTCAGCTCAGCGAGAATCTGCTCTGTCTTGAACCTGACTTCAGCCATGCGAGGTGCGTCAGGGGTGTAGGAGGTTTGGATTGCGTGTTGCCAGCAACCGAGAATCCAGCCCAACTCCTTCAGCGCTTCTTCGCGCGTCGGATCGTTCTTGTCTGGAATCCAGAAGTGGAGTGACGTACTACCCCAACGAAGAGCCGCTGCCATTGATTTCTCCTTTGAGTGACTGGATGAATTCAGTGGCCAACTCTTCTGCCTCGGCCTTGTCGAAGACCTGGAGGTAGTAGTATGTGATGATGCGATGGAGAGTAGGTTCGCTCTCCGGGAGACCGCGCAGGGTTGGCGCGAAGTCGGCGAGTTGGCTATACGTTGTCTTCAGCATTTTTATTCTTCCTATTACGATGCTCAAACTCTTTTACCCACTTCCCACCCCTCGATAGGAAGAGCGTGTGACGGTATTCGTGGACACCGTCTTCGCTAGGATACCATTTGCCTGGCTGCTCTAGCTCAATATCATCCCCGACTTTGGTGTTGAAGGACGACAAAAGTATCCAGATGAGGATTGACAGGATGAATAAACCGAAGATGATAAACCCAACATCCACGGAAATATCAAATCTTTTCCCCATAAATGAACTTCTCAAGTAAAAGCATTGCGTTCACGTCGTAATGCTTGTCACGAATTATCTCAAGTGCAGCCTTAGCTTGCTCGCGCGTGACGGGAACCTTTGGGATGATGCGAAATTCTCGGTGAGAAGTATCGTGGCAGATTCGACGGATGAGACCTTCTAAATTGATTGGTTCCCATTTGCCAAGATAATTAACCTCAACGCGATTACCGTCAACAGCTGCATGAAGGAGCGGAATGTAGTCCTTGAGAAGTTTTTCTTGTTGCATTTCTAATGTCCGCTAATAGCCGGGGTTCTGTATTTAACCAATATTCATCTACCTACAGTATTCCCTACTAAAGGTCCTCCCTGGGTTTTAATCCAGATCATAGGTGCACCAACCCGTTCCCTCGTCGAGTAGAGTCAACAGGAACTGTTTGGCTTGCTGCGGTTACCGTTGTGGTGAATAGCGGGGCTTTAGATCAGCTAGCCTAATGGTGAGAGGGACGAACCCTTGCCACCAGAAATAACTACACTGATCTCCTATCCCTCCCACAGCGCGGTAGCTCCTACTCTGTGCAGCCCCGAACTTCCTCAAACCGTTTGGTCTGCATTGGTTCGAACATTAGAAAATATTATCGTGACCGACCACGCATGAAGTTGTCAGGGAGCCACGTGCCATCTTGCTGCTTCACATAGCACCCGAGATGCTTGCGATATTCAGCTTCATGACCAGTGTTTTTCCAGCGTTCAATGCATTGTTCGTCAGCAGAGGTGATGTCAAAAAACACCAACGCCAGAAGGGCGATGATTGAAATCACAATCATCGCATCAGTCACAGTGAAGCCTTTACTCAGCCGCATCTGCAGTTTCAGGCGTCTCGGTGGTGTTGCGCGACTTGCGCGATTTGCCACCGCCCTTGATGAATTCGGCGTAGGTGCCCTTCTGCCACCAGGCGTTCTTCTTGCCATGGCTAGCTTGCGTCGCCCGACCCTGACCTTGCGGTTTCCCAGCGGCGCGTCGCGCCTTGGCAGCAGCGGAGCGATTCTTCGGGAGGGCTTCTTCCAGCTTCTGGAGGCGGGCGTTCTTGCTATTGCGAGACATTATCTTCCTATATTTTTGGGTTAAACTCAACGTGTTCGTGTGTTGAGAATATTATTGTATGCTAGACGCATACCCCCAAAAACTGCGATCAGTCTTCGTTACCATCCATTAGGTCTTGCATGAAGCGCTCATTACGCTTGCGCTTCTCGATCACTTTCCATTTCTCTTCCACATCAGCCAGCTCCTTAAACATCTCGATGTCAGATTTCCTGACAAGATATTCCCGAGGAGCTCCAGGTCCACCATATTCCTGCGCAAAAAATGACAAGAAGATAGACTCCTTGCCATCTTTCAACAATTTATGGAAGGAACCGCGAAACGCTAGTTCCTCACCCACTGTGTCAATGTTTCCAGGATGATCAACGACGGTGAAACCATCTGCGAACTCAATAAAAGGCAAGTATTTGGTAATGAGCTGTTCAAGCCCATTACAGGCGAGGTAAGAATCAATGCCAGGATACTGATCACCGCCATCAACGTCCAACCATACGCTCTCGTCCCCCATAACCCTCTCAGCTTGTGGCCGAACTTTTGTCTGGAAGATCTGGTGATCAGGCAGCTTATCCTCATCATCCATGTCATCCTCGCTTTCACGAAGAGTCAAAAGTTCTCTAAGTCTCATTCCTCAAACTCAGTAGCCGGTTCGTGCGAATCATGTGGACTATAAATCGTTCCGCAGCGCGCGCACTTATACTTCTTTTCACCATCCTCGATCTGAGCAAAGCCTTTGAGCCGCGTGTGTCCACCCTTCTCGCATGCAGCTAGAGCACCAGTTTTACCATCAGCATAGAGGGCGTCGCACCGTCTGCAGTGCAACATCCCATTGCGCCTGTTGCTAAATGGGATATGGCCACCCTTCAATCTGCACAGTGCTGCTGCACCTTTCTCAATAGCCTTCTGCACGATACCGTCTTCATTCAGGCCATCCTCTTTCAGGCTGTTAAGCCATGTCAGCCCACCTTCCAGATATTTGAAATCTGCCTTAGTGGGTGCTGGGATGCCGTGTTTATTGCACCATTCGATGACGTCACCTTCTGTCTTGAAGTGAAGCTTCTCAAGTGGAGTGTCGTCGTGATCATTAATTAGATCATGCTTGGAGCATTCAAATCTAAATTCACTGTAAGAATACCCAGTGATGCTCCAAGCAATTTCCCTATCGTCAGGACTGTGGATGTATGGATGGGGATCTGATTCAGGATCGAAACTGGCTTCGCCGTGTTGCCACGTCCAGTCCTCACTTTCCCTGAGCTGTAGCAGTTCCTTGATTAGATTCATTTCAATCTCTTCTGACCGTCGCCCTTCACACGTGCTGGCATCTGATGTGTCAAAGACGTATCTGCTGGCCAGCAATACACATATTGACCCATCATGTCGCGCACTAGGAGGTAGTGAATACCATCAGCTCTGAAATTGTGAATATCGGCAGTGTAGCCTGGCATAATTCCGCTGAAGTCGATATCACCTGGACCTAGGTCCTCGCCAAATTCCTTGACGTACTTCGCAATGGCTTGAATTTCACGATCACTGTTAGGACCCTGACCCATAAGATTACCAACCATGCTAATCTTGTTAGTAGGAGTAGTAGTTAGGGTAGAGAAGAGGGCCTTGCCAAGTTGACGGATTGCCATTGACATGTTTCCAGGGAGGTTGGAAACAAGGTGGAAATTTGGATCAACGAATCCTGCTGCTTTGAGCGCGTGTGAAATGACTTTAGGCAGAGTTTCTGGTGGGCGTGGAACATCTACTTCACCATCACGAACGTCAGGATCAAGAGCTCGTTCTTGCTCATGTCCAACATCAGGCATATTGCGGTGAAGATCGTTCAGGTGCCTCATCGCATCGGCGCTCATGTTGATGCCACGCGTCGCACGATCTGTCTCACCACGTGAGGCTGTACGGTGCTGCTTCTGCTTTGGTTCCTGCGATGGAATCTCTCTATTGTCGTCCCGACGAGAGAGTGGTTGATCAGGTTTCTGCTGACCGAGTCCACCCAGGTCGCCTAAATTAGGGCGCTGGCGGGTCTTTGTTGGTTTCTTCTTTGGTTGATCATCTTCAGGTGCATCGATCACTTCAGCCTCACGAAGCTTGAGCAATTCTGAAATTAGTTTCATAGGTTCCCCTGTTTGAGAAAACTATTTATTCAGAATCGCAATGCTATTAAGAGCATTATAGTGAGTTTACACGCATGTGAAAACAGTATAAAATTTGATTGTTCATAGGGCGTCTCTTGGCTGTAAATCCTCTTCAGTCACCTATGAACTTTCAAAGGCCCCTGCAAATTTCGGGAAAAGCAGCAGGGGCCTTCTTTTGTTTGGCGGAAAAGTAGGGACTTGAACCCTAACCAGCTTTCGCTGATCGATCTGTTTTCGAGGCAGTCTCTAGCCCTGCTAGATTACTTTTCCATTGGCGCCACACCCAGGAATCGAACGCTGGGACCCTCCGGTTAAATGCCGGCCGCTCTACAAATGATGTCAAGTGGGATCATGACTCCCACCATCATATCACTGTCCAATTACTCGCCACTTCATGTCGTACGCCCTATCCGTGGGTATGTAGATTGGTCCACTGAGCTAGTGTGGCCTATTTGCTAAGAACGAAAAGCGTTGTGTTTTCTATTCCAAATTTTTCAATGTCTTGCCAGATGAAATCGTCGTCAAGATTTTCAGCATCATATTTAACGATTTCACCGTCCTTCATCACCCAATCATGAGTCCGCTTATCCCATACTCGCACATAGCAACCTACGCCATGTGCTTCTTCCGCGATCTTTTTCCAGAGTCCTTTCCCTCCTGCAAACTGGGTGTAGTCAGATACAACATTGAACCTGTGGAGTGCTAAAACGAAATACAACCCGCCTGCAATGAATTGGCCCCTAGCTTCGTTAGAAGTTTTAACAAGACGAACCTGAAGCGGATTTGTTAAGTTAGGAATTTCGCAGTCTTGAAAGAACAACTCACAAACGAACTCGTGACGCTCTCTTCCCTTTTTATCCAACCCAACAGATCGGGTAACATGGGCGCCTTTATGATTAGGCGCCAACCAGAAGAAAAACCCGTCTATTTCGTCTAGTTTAATAAAATCTCTCGTCAACCCTGAAAGCGATGGCTTATTGCTGCTACCTGGTTTTGGTGGCATGTCCTTATCGATGATATATGGCATTTCAAGCAACTGAGACAGCTTCATGGGGTGACTCCAAATATATTGTACTACTATTTAGCTAGCACGTACAACAGGAGTGGAACTGCGACCGCCAACGCAATTACGAAAATAATGAATATGGCTTTAATGGAGAGGCCATCCTCATCACAATCTTGGGCAGTAATGGCCGCGGCGACTACTGCGGGTGTTAGATCATCCATTTTTATTTTAATGTTTTGGCGTAATCCCAAATATCAATGATGTCATCAAGTGCATCCTGATATCTCCACCAATAAACGTCACCTTTCTTCTTAGCTTCCTCGAGCATATCATGCACAGTAAGGGCGTGCATTTCAATCTCTTCAAGAAATTTTGCGTTATTGGTGATAGGACGTGTGCCAATTCTGGGAAGCTTTTCAATACGCTCACCGATCAAAGGGCGTGGTCTGTCAGATTTCATTCAAAGCCAAACTTCGTCTTGACTGTCGCCGTGATAAAAGGAAAGCAGCTTTTCCAGCTTCTCTTTCGATGGGACATTGTTCAGTGCTGGAACATCCCTGCCCCAAAGGTGCCTTGCATAGTTTAGAATCTGATGCGTGTTCAAGAGCTCGTCATATTCTAGCGTGATGTGAGGAATATTGTATTCTCTCAACATGTTCGCAATTTCAACGTCCTTCTGTTTAGCCTCTTCCTCAGTCTGATTTCGACCCTTGGGGCTGTACGGCTTATTTCGAACTAAACGAACATTCAGATTCTCATAGGAGTTGAAATCTTCCATGACAGCAGCGCGCAGTGCTGGAATATGAAATTCCTCAGTCATGTAAACGAAGCCAAGAGGAAGTGGGCAGTCTGTCACGATCACATCCACTTCATCGCGCAATCTATGAAGGCGCCAAGATTGACGACCATAAATGTATTGTTGCGCAGCAAAGTACTTGTTGCCCCGCTTCTCCCAAGCTGCGCCCTTGGCGTCCTCATCAGCATATTCGCTGTTGACCCCACGCGCTTTCATCCAGTGTTGAAGTCCAGTGGCTGTTGTTGATTTCCCAACGCCTGGGCCACCAAAAAGATTAATTACTCTCATGTGCTCTTGCTGTTATGTTGCACTTGTACTTATTTTTCTGCTAACCAGGCGACAAGAATCAATTCTCTGCCTAACATTTGGGAGGCGATATACTCGTGACGACCGTCAAAAATGACGAATCTGCTGTTGCCTTCTTCACCTTCCCATTCACCGTTGGGAGGAGGCCAAGCTGCACTGTCGCCGAGTTGTAAGAGACGTTCATAAGCAACCTTGACATCGCCTATGGACATTCGCGCCTTGCACGCGAATTTAATCTCTGAGAGAGGTACCCACGCGGTCTTTACGACCATATTTGGTGGGACTAGGAGAGAGCGATCTTCTGCGTATTGAACTGCTTGAGACATAAGGCGTTTTTGGATGAACGCCTTATTTAATGCTTTGGAGGAAAGCGCCGGTCTCGATCCGGATCCGTATTGCTACAGACGAACTGCTTAGCAGGCAGCCTTAAGTCCCACCTAATTCACTTTCCAAGTGTCAGCGCGCTGACTTTGTCCGGGCTTCAGCAATTTTCTTGGCGAGATTTCGAACTGAAATTGCAAACTCGACAATCTTTACCAAGAACGTCGCTAACCTAAACATGACACTTCCTTTTTATTCTGGACCCACCACTTAGTCGTTGAAGGGGGCTAAGACCCGGGGGTCGGAGTAGTAGGATTCGAACCTACGACCCTCTGGTCCCAAACCAGATGCGCTGCCAGACTGCGCTATACTCCGATGTTTCTATTTATGGCTATCTTCAGTCAGCCAAATCATTCTTGATTTTCTTACTGACGTATTCTTCAGGGACGACCGCGAGGCGGTCCAAGAAACTCAGTGTCAAATTCTTCTGTCTTCCATTCAGCTCTTCGCCGTTCCAACCCTCAGAACGAAAGTTACTCCAACTCTTGATGGAGACTTTTGGCTTTGGTTTGGTTGAGTAGCGACCACTACCTATCGTGAGTTTGATGACTTGTCCAGCGCGAAGGGTGCCGGATCTTCCATCAACCGCGCTATACACGATCCAATCACCTACCTTGATTTCGCGACCGAAAAGATCTTTCCACTCGAGAGTGTCATTATTCGTTGTCATGAGTGTATTGTACAACTCTCGCAACAACTGTTAAACTGAACTACATCAATATTGAATCAGCTCACCGGGCGGGGCACTTTGCATTGGGGGAGGGGATGGCAGGAATCGAACCTGCGAATAGCGGTGGGAGTAGATAACCATCTTGAAGCGGTTGCCAAGGCAACAAAAGCACAAGACGCTATTTTTAAAACCGCTGACTTACCACTTGTCGACATCCCCATGTCGGGATGGGTGCTGAGGTCGTCAACCTCAGTTAAGTGTGACTCACACCCATAATGGAGGAGGGTAACAGAATCGAACTGTCACCGGGTACTAGCCGATGGAACGGTTTTCAAGGCCGCTTGCGCACCATGCACTCTACCCTCCTTACAACTCAACCGAGGAGATAATGATTTTCCGTGCTCGGAATTTCTCAGTCTCTCCCCAAAAATCCTTTTCCTTGTTCAGTCGTTCAAAATCAGCAACTGACTCAATTTTGATCAATTCTCTACTGACGCCATCAGTGCTTTGCATCAGATTGAGATAATACACATTTAGATTTCGTCTAAATGCATCACCAACTCTTCGAATCCAGAATGTCCTACCATCAGGCGTTTGAAGCGCATCTGTGATTACTACACCGTATTTTGGCAATAAGTGATCAAAGAAAATCTCACGCGCTGTCTCTTCATAGCCCGGTTTGTTTTGATCACGCCAAACTGCGATCTGACATGCAGCTCGATGACCAACGAACTTGTGGAAGATCTCTTCCCAACGCATGTAGTAGATGAGATGATTGTTAGTTTCGTCAATCAAACAGAATTGACGACCAACCTCATACAGGTTGATATCGTGCGCAAAACTTTTTACTAGTTCTCTATCTGCATCACGAAGAAATCGCATCGTCTGCTTGCGATTTTCCTTCTCATCATTTAACCCAAAATCTGTGGGGAGAATTGACTTTGGCGTTTCGAAAAGTTCCTCTAAAAGCATGGTGTGTCTCACAGCTTAAAGCATTTATTTATTTTACACCATAAAACGCCAATGTGTATGAAAGGCAACAAATAGTAGGAATCGGAGAGCCCTTGCGGGCAGTTTCACCAAATTGAAGATAACCAATTCCAGTCCGGTTGCCGTAACCTTTGGTGCGCTCGGAGAGACTCGAACTCTCAAACCTTTCGGCACAACGACCTCAACGTTGCGTGTCTGCCTATTCCACCACGAGCGCAAAATTCTTTGTGGAGAAGGGTGGAGTTTAACCACCGACACACGGTATTTTTACCGTTGCTCTAACACTGAGCTACTTCTCCAATGATCTTTAGTTTTGGCAACAAAAATAGCGTCGGAAATTTCCCCTAACCTGGACCACCATTCGGGGAAACGGAATCGAACCGCCCGGTCTCTTTTTGCACAAGTGAAGTATGATAACCAACAACTGCCGGTTGCCAAAACTAAAGATCACTATTCATTGGTGCGTCTGGCCGGATTCGAACCGGCACGCCCTATGGGCGATTGAGTTTAAGTCAATTGCGGCTACCGATTACGCCACAGACGCGTGTTTTTCTTTCAAGGTGGACGGGACGGGAATCGAACCCGCATTGGCGCCTGCTCCAGCCTTACCCGCCCTTTAAATTGGTGGATCCGGCGGGGTTCGAACCCACACTCACCTCTACTTTTTCCTGAGCTCATGGCGCCACAGGGAGGGGTATTGCCAGTATTATACGACGGACCCATATACAGAGATTCAAGTTTTGAGAAGGACATGAGAGAATCGAACTCTCTTCCACATACCATGTGTCCGATGGCCGCTCAAATCAGCCACTTGAATCTTTGGTGCCGATGGGCTGGACTCGAACCAGCCGACCTCTCCATTAGCAGTGGATAACCATCCTTCTGCCGGTCAATTTCTTGACAAATATTTGAGGGACGATGTGTTAGCGCTCTAACCGCTGAGCTACACCGGCATATTCGCTGTCTAAAGATTTGTCTCTGGCTTCCCTGCCACTTGGGAGTTTCTTCAGACACAGATCACAGGGATGAAGATCTGTTGCATTTGGTGCCCCCTGTCTGACTCGAACAGACCACCTCCGGGTTACAAAGCCGGTGCTCTACCAGATGAGCTAAGAGGGCGAATTGTGGTCTGAGTAGAGAGATTCGAACTCCCGACATCTTGCTCCCAAAGCAAGCGGTCTACCTGGCTGACCTATACTCAGATTTTCTTCAGCTTTGCAACTGAAGATGATTAATTATACTGCGTTTTGAAAAATCAAAAACTTCATCCAAAGAGGGTCGGGACGGGAGGACTTGAACCTCCATACAGCCGCTTCCAATGCGATAACCATCTACAAGACGGTTGCAGAGCAACAAAAAGTAGCAGACGATGTTTTAGCCGGCTTTACCGATTTGCCTACGTCCCAAAATTGTTGCTCAAGCTAGGTAAAACTTGAACGTTGACTCCTTTAACCAGTGGTCCTTATCCCGTAGGAGTTTGGCACTTGAGTCTTTGCAGTGATAAGCTGCCATTTTGGTGCGGACGGTGGGACTCGAACCCACACGCCTTTCGACACAAGCTTCTAAAACTTGCACGGCTACCGATTACGCCACGTCCGCTTTAACTTGAAGATGCAAATTTATCATCTGCATCAGGGGTTGCGGAGGTTGGATTTGAACCAACGATCTCTAGCTTATGAGACTAGTGAGGACGACCAGACTCCTCTACCCCGCATTATACGCTTTCGCGGCTCCACGGTCTGAGCGTGGAGACTTTACCAGATTTGTCCACAAGGGGAATTCTAATTGAGGCCATTGTTCTATGTTTTCATTAGTGTTTCGAACCACCAAATGAACCGCACTTTCTTGTACACTGAAAGCAACACGACTCAATTAAAACTCACGGCTAAACGAAGCGATTTTTGCAAGGTTTATCAGCGTGGTTTTTCTTCCTCGTGAGTATCCATTCTCAAGATACTCACTAAGTTTATCTTTCTTGATCTTGATTGGTTTTACACCATCAGTTACCCAGCAAGATCCAAATTGCGAATTCTTTTCGCCATCCTGAAGCCCCTTATGAGAGTTTCTCATTTTAAGTTTGGTTTCTTCAGTATGTTTTAATCCTGTCCAATCTTTCTTGGGTTTAAATCTAGAAAGATCTTTAGCTCGTTCTAATTTCATTATTTCGGATAATTTTTGACGAGCTGCTGGATCTTCATATCTTTTTCGATTAATAGCCGAAACCGCTTTCGAGATTTTTGCGGCATATTCTGGGTTTTGCCAATTCTTTCTAGCTATTGATGCATCCCACCCACCATCGCCGCCCAATTTAAGGTTCATGCATAGCGGGTCATCAAGAATTTCTTCATTCACTAACTCTCGTTCCCGAGTTTTAAGAGAAATACGTGAATCAAGAAATTCCAAAATTTCCTTAGAGTGTTTCTCCGCTCCATACTTCTTCATTGAGCGGCTAATTAATTTTCCACTCCCAAAGTATCCATCTTCAAGATCATCAGTACTGTGCATACCAATGTAGTATTTCCCATCAAAGCGGGTGATCTTGTAGATGTAATGATATTTGCGTTTATCTGCACGAATTGTTTTCATGCAGATATTTAGCAAAAAGGTAACCCTGGTCCCGACATGTGGAATCGAACCACAACCTGGATCCTATCTAGATTGAAGGCCTTATAAGAGCCCCTGCTCACCTTGAGCTATGCCGGGAAATTTTGGTGATTGAATGTTAAACTTACTCAAAACTGCGTGCCGCCTCGGCGAGTGTTCCGCTTTCAGTTCTCACAATCACCGTTTTTGGTGCGACCAGCAGGATTCGAACCTGCAACCAAGAAATTATGAGTTTCCTGCTCTACCTTTGAGCTATAGTCGCAAATTCACATACCTGGCGGAGAGCAGAGGACTCGAACCTCAACCAACTTACGTCAGTCCCCTGCTTTCCAGGCAGGTGCCGCAGCCTCACGGTCTTTACTCTCCAAATTGGTACCCCCGGTGGGACTCGAACCCACAAAATTCAGATTTTGAGTCTGACACGTATACCAATTCCATCACAGGGGCAAGAGAATGAGCTTGACGATGAGCTTGATCCTGAGAAGGATTTTTAACGCGGCCTGCTGCTCAAAGGTGTCATTCAACTGGTTATCTCGGGTATTAGCCAGTTTAGCTCAAAACTTTACTGAAGCTTCATAGGGGTGCTGGCCCTCTGCTTCGGATACTTTCCAGCACTGCATGGTGGAGGTGGTGGGATTCGAACCTACTCACCCATAGGGAACAGATTTACAGTCTGCCGCGACTCTCCAACTTCGCCGCACCTCCAAAAATAGTTAGCACTGTTAAGGGTAGTGGACACCACCCGATGCACTGTCGTTCTTAAGTTTTATCTCCACAACAACCTAAGACACTTAGGCAATGCACAAGGCCTGCTAACAGAAAACGTTGTTGCTCGTCACGGCTTTCAGAGCAACTCACCTCGTTCATTCCTCTGCGATTTGAGGACCGTCCGTACGATTTGCGATCATAGAGGTTATTTGGAGCGGGATACGAGAATCGAACTCGTGACGTCTGCTTGGAAGGCAGTGGTTTTACCATTAAACTAATCCCGCATAAAACTTGCAACAAAGAACGGAGTCGGTATTAACTCCCTAACGGGAGTTTGGAGTCGAACCAAATAAACCGATAACCAACTACCAACGGTTGCAAATTCTGGTGGACCATGGGAGAATCGAACTCCCATCCGAAGCTTGCAAAGCTACTGTTTTCCCATTAAACTAAAGGCCCAATGTCCATGATTAATCGACCTATATCTGACATAATTTCAGTCCAATGTCGATCAACCCTAATTCTTACTAATTTAATATTATGTTCTTGACAGTGTAAATTCAGTGCCGTATCACCATCGTCTGTGTGATACGGGCCATCCACTTCAACAAGAACATCTCGTACTTTGAAGTCCACGAATGCCATATCACCGTTGCTTAATTGCATTGGGACTTGACATTCAACATCTTTGAAAACATCTTGTAAAATCTGCTCAATGCAAATTTCTACCCGCGATCGTTTCCGAAGAAGAGACTCCCTTGTACGTTCTCTCCATTTTTCAGAGCTTTTAACCTGCTCTGAAATTTTTGTTTTGTCCTGCTTTTTACTATTCTCTGAATTTATTTTCGCTCTGCATTCTTTCGCAGGACACAAATCCCGCTTGCCTACAGAAAACTCGTCAAATGTAAGTGGACGCAAACAGACTTTACAGTGTGGTGCAAATTTGATATACCGTTCTTCGCGTTTACGCTTTAACGTTTCTCTATTTGCACTACCTGCTTTTTCTCTATTGCAATACGACATTTGGTGTAACTAGCATGGATTAGTGGCTTCCACAGCTAGCTACACTTTATTATTCACTTCACATATTCGTGAAGTACATTCTTACGACTGCTGATTGTTCTGCTGGGAGAACAGGAGTCGTAAGGATAGAAGTCTTCAATGCTGCATCTACGCCAGAAACGCCAACTGAAATCAGCGCGTCAATACCGGCGGCAACTGCTGGGTTCTGCAGATCAATCCACTTACGGACCATGCAATCAGTAACGATTGCCTTTGCGACCACGTTTGTTGACGTTAAGACCGCCATTTTAGCAGAACCGAATCTGTCAAAGAATGGTCCAATGTCAATGTACCATTCATATGGAGGTGGTGCAACGATCGCTGGATCAAGTACTCCACCTGCTTGTTGCCAAGCAAGAAATGCTTGCCAATCTGGATTGTCTAGATTACGTGCGATGAAAACGTCGTCTGCTGTACGGATTACGCCGTCTTCGGTTGAACCGCGATAGTCAGCCATGTGAGGATGCTCCTTAAGAAATCACCCTCTATTTATTCAAAGTACGTTGCAATCTGGTGGACAGTAGGGGAGTTGAACCCCTCGGGAGTGCATTGCAAGTGCTCTCTGTACCCCGGTACACCGCCCAAATTCTGATGTGACGATTTGCTTTTCCATTGTGGTAGCAAACAACCTTGGACGTCATCACATATGGGAGCGGGATAGCGGACTCGAACCGCTGACATTCTGCTTGGCAAGCAGACATTCTACCAACTGAATTAATCCCGCTTTGTCTTGTTAGACTAATTTCGATCTAATCTGATCAAGCTTCTTGTCGTATTTAGTTGCCCATGACCTGAATTCACGAAGCTTACGAGCAAGTAATCCCTTAAGTGCAGCAAGTGTGATTGACACCACACCTTCATCCACTTGACCACGCTTCTTACCAGGCATTCCTGGATATTCAACTTTCAAAGCTGGCGACTTCGCTGCTACTGTCTTCTCAAACAACTTACGAAGCTTCTCAATCTGAGCCTTAAGCTCAGGAGTTGCATCTTCAAGAAGTCGCTCAACAACCTTGGTGTCATCCGTTTTTGTGGAGTCCTCAGATTGTTTTGCAAGAGACGCTGTCAAGGACACTGTCTCTACGACTCTGGTAAAAACTGCATCTTCAGCATCGAACAAATCAACAAGTTCAGACTTTAGATCGTCATTCATCTTGTTTCGTTCTTCCTGAAGTCTCTGCAGCTCCTCGTCGATTTCTTTGTAGCGACCAGCAAGCTTTGTGTATCTACCCGACTTTGAACCCTCAAGAGTTGCAATGATCTTTACAACCTTACCCTTGAGAGTTTTCTCAGTGTAAATAACACCCTTTTGACGGGCTTCGAATAATTCTTGTACGAGCATTGTTTTCTCCTATGCTCGTATTTATACCCATTTTTGAAGACACTCTCTTTTGCTGCTCTCTCACGAGAGGAACTTAGACAGTCTCATCACGAGTTGGTCAACATGGGGTATTGCAAGCCCATGTCAAATGTCTTCAAAAATGGGTACCTCCTGACGGGTTCGAACCGCCGACCTAGACCTTGTAAGGATCCCGCTCTACCAACTGAGCTAAGGAGGCAAAATCACTCTCTCAATTTTTAACGATCATTCCACGGCGTGGATAGTCTTGTCGTTTCATATTGACTTAACCACTCACACAAGCTCGATAGCTTTTGTGGTTGACTTACTCGTTGCAACTAGTGCAATGAATTTGTCGATATATGTATTGTAGCAAGAGTGCTACTAGTTAAAAACTTCATTCAAGAATTTTTAACGTGTTCCTCGTCATCATCATCAAGGCAAAAACTAAGGGAGCTAACCTTTCGGAGAGCTCCCTTGTAAGTTTGACGCGTTTGCGTTCTACAAGAGAGCTCCTTGTCCAGGGAGCAGCAGCGTACCGGCCGCTGCTGCGACTGGATATACTGTTGAATAGCTGCTCGAGGATAACATGGTGAACTTTTGTTGAATTTCGTAAGAGCTGCAATTATACACAGCTTCTTTTGTTTATGTAAACTTATTTATAGAAAGTGGGAAAATTTTTGAAACCTGATTAATCGTTCAGGACATCAATCATCAATTCCAATTCTGCGCGCTTCGCTATCAGATTTGCCTTTATAGATGCAATGACTGGTGGGGCAAGACCATCAACGATCTGCCTACCCCTCGCCTCATGCAACCGTCTCAGTGCTTTGTTGACAAGATGGTACTCATCACTCAATTCTTGAAGACGATCACGAGGAGGTACGGTGACCTCCTTCTTTCTAAACCATTTCATTTCTGCTCTGCCTTCCAACATGGGAAGCAGATTGGATCTTCGGGCTTCTTGTCGGTGCGGAGGAAGAACGGCCTTCCGCACTTGTTGCAGATGCAGCTCATCGATACCAACTGAAGTCTACTGGCGGGGTCTCACCATTGATGATAGAAGCGATTGCTTTTCCGGACCCGCAAGACATCGTCCATCCCAATGTACCGTGACCAGTGTTGAAGTAGACTTGTTTCATCTTACGCGAGGGACCAATGTAAGGGACATTTGATGGCGTAGCAGGACGTAAGCCAGACCAGTACTTGGCAGTGTTCCAGTCAAAGGTGTCCCTGCCAAAGAGCTCAATTGTTCTATTTTGCAGTGGCTTGCATCGAGTCTCAAAATCATCATAGTTAATGCCTTCGTGATCAGCCCCAAACTCGGCGGTCCCAGCAACACGAAGACGATCACCTAGACGTGAGAACACCATCTTGAATGCATCATCTGTCAAACTAACAGTTGGTACACGCGCTGGATCTTTTATATTGACAGTGAGCGAGTATCCCTTTGCTGGAAAGATGCTTAATCGCTCGCCCCACTTCTTTGCGAGAGCTGGAGACCAAGTGCCGGCGCAGACAACTACATTATCTGGGAACCGCATCTTCGCGGATTCACCATCAGCACGCGAGGCAACAAAGAGCGCGCCTGCTTGAGTGCGATCAATATCCTCAACAGTCGTGTTGAATTCAAACCTTACGCCATATTTGGATTGGCAAATCTTCGCGAGGGCTTTTGTGAACTTCTCAGCATCACCGCTCTCATCATCAAGTGTAATGGTGCCACCAATGATATTCTGATAATGAGCCAGCGCTTTCTCTGCTTCTACGAGTTCAGCACGGGTGCATGGATGTCGAACACATCCATATTCTGCTAGGACTTCAGTTGCTTTCTTGGCGCCATTGAATTCGCTTTCATTGTCATAGAAGTGAATGATGCCTGCACGAAGCCTATCATATTCAATCTTCTCTTCATCAACAAGACGACCAAGCTCATCGCGGGAATATGTAGCTAGATTGACAATGTCCTTGATGTTTCTTTTCCAGTTGAATGGCAGACATTGATAGAGGAACTCCATTCCCCATCGCCACTGGTTAACGTCAGTGTTCCAACGCCAAAGTAGAGGTGCGTCTTCCTTGCCTAACCATGAGATCATTTTTGGCAGCACCCCTGGATTTGCCCAAGGTTCTGCGTGCGACACAGAGATTTGACCGCCATTTGCATGGCTTGCGCAATGATCAATGTTCGCTGGTTCCGGATTGCTCTCCAGTACTGTTACCTTGTGGCCAGATTTGGCAAGGTAGTATGCGGTAGTTACTCCTGTGAGTCCCGCACCAATGACGAAGGTTTCTCCCACTTGATTCCCTTTAGTTCTTTCTTATCGAGATATTTCTGATGTTCTTCACGCAGGTCGAAGACGTCGCAACAACCACAATCACACATGATCCATTTTTTACCGTTCAGCTTCCACTGACCTGGCTTTGTGTGCCTCATTGATTTGAATCCCATTGTGTGCTACCCAATTTCCATGTTCGTCTTGCCACGCATCAACAATGATTGACGTGAGCTCGCCAAGTGATGAACAAACACCAACTTTCTTGGCTGGTTTTTCAGTGAAGTCAAGAACATGGAATTGACCGGTGTATTCGTCAACTTCAATCCACATGTTCTTGTTTTTCGCGATGCGAACAAGATCAAGATATTCTGCCACAATGGAAGCGTCATTCATCATGTCATATTAATCTAGATCTTGATCAGTATAAACTGGGATCAGATAACTGCGGGTTTGCAATAGACTATTTCAACAAGGTTAGCAGTTGTCTCTCGATAATATTCAGTATAACCCGCTGGAGCTGCTGGTTCAGTCGTGGTGTTGGGATTGAAGGCGACGAATTTAACTTGCGCACCTTGATCAGAGATCTTTTGTTTTTGTGTTGCTGTGAAGTTGTTCATTTCTTCCTGCTGCCTGAATATGTAGCTTGACGGAATTGATTCAACGTGATGCGTTTATAACCGGCTGGGACCCTATCAACTACAAATTCACTAATTTTTGGCGCCAATCTACTATCTATTGAAGCGTTGGACACGAGTGATTTTAGAAATTCGCCGTGAGCATTATCGCTATAAAGCGCCCCGTCGTCAATAGCGTTCTTGAATCCAAACAACTCCATCGCATGTGTGTAGTCGAACATGAACCAAGCGCCCTTCTTCTTCCTGATATTCTCGAGATCAGTATACAACTTGACGGCTTCCGCTTCAGTATTGCAATCCACTGCAATCTTAATCACCTTGTCTTTTATGTGAAATTCGCCGTGAGCCCATGGAAACATGAATTGAAGCAACAGGTACTTTTTAGTGCGCACAACGCCCTCTTGCAATCCATCCATAAAATCGTGGACTCTTATAAGCGTGTCTTGTACGCTCTCAGTGAGTGCATTTGGGTCCCGCCTCAAGTGGTCCTCACTGCCATCCGGCTTAAAACCAAATCGCCCATAATATTCAATAAGCTTGGCTTTTGATGGGCCGTCTAATCGCAATTGAACAGGGTGCAGTGTGAGGGGTACCTTGTAGCGATCAGCAATTTTGCACAAAAGCGTAAGTGCTTGGGTCCCAGCGCCAGCACCCATCTTCATTGCCTTGACTTCCTCAATATGAATTGTTCCGCTATAGCGGTAAGGAATCAAGTTGAAGTAGACTTGCTTATACAGTCGAATCTTTGGATTGTCAGAAAACGCTGGATCAGGTTCTGTGACTGATTTCCACGCCTTCAAGAACTGATCAACGTTCTTATGGGTGTACTCAACTAGGAATTGCCTGAAGTTCATTCTATTTGGTGCCATTTACCAAGACGTTTTGCTAGGTTAATTTCATCATTCTCATCACCATCAAACATGGCACCAATGAAATCTTGCTTTATCCATTTATGGATGTCAGCAACTTCCCTTGCTGTGTTTTTGTCAATGTCAACGTAAATCCATGAAGTCCAATCTAAGCCATTATCAGTGTCCTTTGGATCCGCGAACCAAAATTCAACTTGGATTAGAAATTCATTGCTACCAATCTTCCTATAAACTTTATTGACATGAGGGTCAATCACGACACGATGCGCATGATATTCAATCTCATCAGGATCCTCAACCTCCGGATGTATATCATCAGCGTATGGGTTACCCTCAGCCCATATTTTTGGACGATTCTCTTGAACATACTCGATCGCCATCTGCTTTGCGATCGACACGTCTAGCGGATGCTCGGCCTCTCGCAATGCTTCAAACATGTTTGCATTGTCTATGACCTTTGGCACATAGCGCGGATTTTGTAGTTTTCCGGTCTGATGATTTGTGAGGCCGACATTGTATGCGTGAAGCGCTTCAGCACGGCTACCGAGTTTCTTGTAATAAGTGCGCAAAATTTCGGCGCCAACTTTAATTTGATCGTCAATCGTGCGAAGGTTTTTAGGATCAATGCCCCAGACACCAGGACGAATTTGCATGAGACCAACTGCTGGGTCCTTTTTAAGTCCAGACACCGCCTTAGGATTGAAGCTACTCTCGGTCCCAATGACACCTAAGATGTCCTTGGCTGTTGGAAAGTCAGGATACTCGTGCTTGACAGCTGATTGAGCAATAGCTTTCGCAATTTTGGCATCAACTTTGAATTTCCTAGTCACTCGCTCAGCCGCAGTGTTGACAAACTTTCTAGCGTTTGCCTGTTTCTTTTTAGCATCAAGCGCTTGCTTGACTGCCGGTGGCATCGTCGCGTGTGATGTGTCAATGTCCTTGTCAGCCATCAAATGACTACTACCAAGCATAAAGGTCGCAGCAGCAATAAGGTTGCGCCACATACCCTCATCAAGCTGTTCCTCGCTAAGTTGAATAAGTTCTTGTAGTTTCATTTTTGTGAATCGAACTTTTTCAAGTCCTTACGTAGTCTAATTATGAAAACAGCCTTTTCAACGCGCTCGCCAATGTCTGGTACCGCTGTGCCATAAATCTTTCGTGGATCTGGTTTATCCAGCAACAAACCATTTGTTTTATGCCAAAGAGCGTCACTGGCTTCCAGCTTAAGTGTCAGTGCTTTCAAGTTGAATTGAGCAATAAAATCCTTCAATATTTGCTGAACTTTAGGTGCTGTTTCTTTCACCGCTCTTACCATCCTAGTTCTAGGATTATGACTACCACGCTGCAGTGAATCTAATTCACTGCCAACATCAGGATCATCATGTAAGTCACTGAAGTTAAATTGCTCCGGCAGTCCTCGTGGGCAAACAACAATATTTGCTGGACCTGGATAAACATCCACATACCAAACACTGTCATCGATGTTCCAGTTCCTTGACTGTTGCTTAAATGCTTCAAGAACTTGTTTGACCTCTGCGCTATATTGTTCGTTGAAATCAACAACCTCTTCCTTACCAAAAACGACAGTGATGAAGATGTCATTTGAACTGAGAACATAGTCTGCTAAGTCTAACGACGGCGTGTATTCAACTGGCGAATTCCATTTACTTGTCATCAAGTAAACTTTTGTTGCGCCATACTTCTTGAGCGCTTCAAAAATATCCTGAATTAGATCGTGCGTAATGGTTGCGTTCTGCCCTTTTGCGTTCAGATTTACAACACGATCAGGCGTATCCCATCCATTTCCTTTTGTATCAGTGTCAATGACGATACTGCCATTCAGAATTCCCGTGTCATGGTCAAATGACGTCTTCGTCTTCACGAATTTTTTTATCCCATGAGCAGCGCAAACTCTTTTCACAACAATGTCAAATGTCGACTTAGAGATAAATTCGACAAGGACTTCAAATTCCAGTAATTCACGAAGTAGTTTCATTTGAGCGGACGCTTCTGGTAGTTCATGCTCCTATTTATCCAAAGCAAAAGAAAAGGAGCCGAAGCTCCTTTTTGAATGTTTAGAACGTGTATAGCAGGTAGACATTCGGTTCAAAGATCTTTATATTGTCTCTAGATGTCGCAAATGCAGTTACCATTTCACCGTCTTCATTTGTGGTTAGGTTAACTTCTTCAACTCTAATTTCCTTCTGTGAGACGATGTTGAAGGAGTCTAGATCTGCGTACAGTTCAACTGCAGCAATCTCTGGATATCCATCAGCGTAGGGCTCAAGGATTAAATCGTCAAATTCGTATCCATGATCTGCTAACCAAGCATCAACTTCAGAAGCGAGTAATTCGTAGCACGTCACCATTGACCATGCAGGCTTAGGTTTATGTTCTAGCTTGTCATCGCCGTCATACAGATCAGCGATGTTCATCTCGCCCTCATGATCCCATTCATCTGTTTCACCAGCGAATATGAATTTGTAAGTCTGAGTTGATTCTAGAATGAGGAGTTCATGTATTTTCATGTGGTTATTTATCCATGTCCGAGGCAAAAAGAAAGGAGCCGAAGCTCCTTTCAAATTGGGAATGTAAAACTTATTTGAACTGCTCCATATCATAACGCGAGATAATCTTACGAATATCTTTAACCGCGTTAAAGAATACTGCTCTCTTACCAACTCTGAATGCTGCCTGCGCATCACCCACAATTTTGTCAATTGCCTTCTCATCTTCATCTGTCAGATCTGGAAGCACTTCACCAAGTGACCTACGCATATCTTCTAATTCATTCCACAGAATGTTCTTAGTTGCGTCATCTAATCCACCATTACCTTCTTCCATTTCATTAGACAGATCGGTCAATCGATCCCACATGTCGTTGAAACGACCCCATTGAACTCGTCCATGGGGAGAGCGATATGCAATTGAATACATCGCAAGTGCAATCAAAAGCGGTCCTAGCAGGTGGTTGTCATAGATGAACTTTAGCATCTTCCAAAATCCTGGGCTGGAAATTGCAATGTGAAGTGGACCAAAGTTGAAATCCATTTCATTCAGCTGTTCTTCATGTATGGCTAGCAATTCTTGTAAAATCATAGATGACTTCCTCTTCTTATTAGATATTTATGGTCAGTCTCCGGAGCAAAAGAAAAGGAGCCGAAGCTCCTTTTCAATTTTGAACTCAACTCGTTGATTAGACGAAGGAGAGGTTAGCCACGCTGATGCGACCGTAATAGTCCGCCGAGTTGCCGAGGGACGTGGAAGACGATGTGAAGGTCGCCTTGCCATAACGAGTCATCAGCGAAACGTGTGGGTTGAACGTGTTAGGATCAACAACAACACCGCTGGACATCAGAGGGATGTATGGGCAGTAGAAGTAGCCAGCGTCCATTTCGCCAGATCCACCCTTGTAACCCATCAGGATTGGCTCGGTGCCTTGATCGTGATAGATGTAGGTGTAGACCTTGATGTTACCATTGAGGGTACCAACCAGCTTGGTGTTGTTAGGACCTTCGAAGTTGCCTTGCGTTGCTGGAACGTAGACAGACTTGGAAGCGCTCTGCAGAACAGAGACGACCAGTGGGGAAACAACGATCCAGTTTGCTGGGCCCTTACGGGTCTTGCGTGCGATCTCGTTAGCGACCTTGTTAATCAGGACGCCCAGAACTGCGTGACGATCACCAACGTACGCTGGGACACCAGTGAAGGTAGCACCCATGTCGAAGGAATCAGTCGTACCTGCGAGAGCGATCAGGTCGTTGATGATTTCGTTGTCGATTTCGGAAACGATTGCTGCGGACAGAGCTGCAGTCATTTCGCTTTCCAGGTTCAGACCGTGGGAAGCGTTCAGATCCTGCATTGCTTCTGGAGTCCAGCGAGCTTGCAGCTTACGGGAACCAGCAGTAACAGTCTGCTTCAGAACGTCCAGCGTCATTGCGCGGCCGCCGAAACCTTCGAGGTTAGCAGTCGTACCAACCAGACCGTCAGTCGTGTTAGCAGACAGAGCTGGTGGGTAACCAGTGGTGCCAACGTCAGCGGTAGAGTAGTAGCGCTTGGTCTTGCTGTTGTTGCTGAAAGCTTCGTCGCCAGCAGTGATGTCCTCACCACCAGTCAGGGTACCAGCAGAAGCAGTACCGTTCGTGGTCTCAGCGTACAGGAAGCGCATGGAGTAAACCAAGCCAACTGGGCCGCTCAGAGGCTGAACACCAACGAGTTCCGTTGCGATCGTACCAGGAATGATACGGCGGATCATTGGGATAACGATCTTCTGGAAGTTGCTGATTGCACCAGCGGTGTTAACGCCAGATGCTGCAGTTTCCATCAGGTGCAGTTTCTGGTTTTCCAGGACTGGAGCCAGAATGTCGCGCTTGCGGTCGGTCAAACCCTCAAGAAGGGTCTCTTTGGCCTTAGCCCAATTTTGAAAAAGTTCCATTGAAGTATCTCCTCTTCTTGTGGATTAAATGCCGGCTAGCTTACGGAGTTCCGCAAACTGATCGACGGCTGGCTTTTCGACAGTCTTACCTGTCTCACCGGTAACAACAACGGTAGATTCGTTTAGAACCTTAGCTGGCTTCTGCTCTGATTCTTCCTTCAGAACACGGCCAATAAAGTGGTTGTACGCTTCTTCGAGACGTGCGGTCTCAACGTTAGCTAGTACAAATTGCATTTGCTCGCGCTTCTTGCCGCTCAGAGGAGCAAGAATCTTTTCCATCTTGGATTCGCGAACCATCTTGGATTGCGATTCTTCGAGCTTAGCGATGGTCTTCATAGCATCTTCGAGCTTAGCAGTCTGTGCATTCAGCTTGGACTGAACAGACTTCTCGTCGACGTATGCGGCCTGGTAAGTAGAAGCAAACGCTTCATACAGCTTACGGCCAAATTCATTTTGCTTGACGATCTCGAGGTCTTCCTTGAGTTCGCTCATTTCTTCAGTCAGGCGCATTTCGAAGAAAGCGTCCATCTTGTCGATGAGTTGGTCAAGTTCGACGGCGAGTTGCTCTGCCATCGTGTGCTTTTCTTCGACCAGCTTTTCGGCATAGTCTGCCTGCAGGTCGCGATAGCCTTCAATGTCAGCCTTGAGTTCAGCGATTTCTTCTAGCAGCTTGCCTGCTACGAAGGAATCAACCTTCTCAACGAGAGCGTCGCGTTCGATCGCCCACTGCTCGGCTAGTTCGCTTCTCACTTCCATGGAAACTTCTTCACGAACAGCTTGTTTAAAGCTGCTAACGGAAGTAGTCCATTGAGTGGAGATTTCAGCCTTAGCGTCCTCGCTAAGCAGCTCAGAGCTTAGCAGTTTTTGGAGGATTTCGTCCATTCGGGTTCTCCTTTTTGGTTTGAGGGGTTGAAAACTTCACAAGGAAGTCTCAACGGCTATGAACTTTGACGCAAAACAAACACAAATTTCTTTTGCATTAGGTTTTTATTTATGGGAATGCGCCAAATTTTGTGGAAAAACGTCTATTTTCCCACAAAGCAATCCTGATTACTCGATATCGAGGTCGCCGGTGTCAACTTCTGTTGCTGGAGGTTGTCCAACACCAGCAATTTCGCGCATTTTTGGCGCCAGATAGTTGTGGAAATCCAACGTGGCCTGTTCTGGCTTATCGTTGATCAAATTATTGAGCATCGACTTCAATGCTTCGCGTTTATCCATAGTTATCTCCTTATCGGCTGTGAGCCGTTGGTTATGGGTTATTTACAGGTACACTGTTCAGGTCAAACAGCACTTTACTGTTTTGCCTTTTCAATAGCATTTTTGGAAATCGTGATGTCAAGCACCTTGATTTTTCGGCAGAAATCCATGTTAAAGCCAGTTATGACATGCGATGCATTTTTTCTTAAGCGCTCTCTAACATCTTCAAGACTGCAGACTTTCACATGGATATCAAATTTCTTGTAATAATTCTTTAGATCTTTTTCTGCACGATCAATACTCGTGTTGTGCGAGCCGACAGATTTCAATAACTTTTCAACACGCTCTTTCTCGTGCTGTTTAAGATTATCTGTAAAATCATCGTCGTCGGTTAACGCACTAAAAAATGATTCTGGCGATTGACCACCCTTAAAAAGAGTTTTGTATGTATCATACGTATGTGGAGGCAACACGATTAAATGTGGAAGACCGTCAGGGAAATTCTTCGTTGTGTAGGATGTGACTTCATAGCCCGTATATTCTCTGTCGGTTTTGCTTCCGCGAAACCGAGCATAATCAAAGCGCTTGCCAAGCATCGAGCTAATGCTGTTCATCACTACTTCTGGCGCAATCCTAGTCTTCATTTTCTTGAAAACTTCAAAGATTTTCTTGAAGCCCTTATCATAGGCGTTCACGATGGTTTGTACCGGATTGTTCTCAATAATTTCTGGATCACCATCCATTTTAACTGGAGAATTGTATGACCCACCATCAACGCCAGTACGAACTTGTCCATAGAAGTGAACATACGTTCTATCCCATTTTAGACCGTTTGGGGCAAGAATTTTTGACGCACTTACAAATGAAATTGTGCCATTTTCCTCTTGATGTGGCGTGGTATTTTCCCGTGTTACAGTGAGAAGCTTATGGTAGCTAGGCAATTCACGGGCAATTTTCATCGCCTCTTTAATATCGCCTTTCGTTGCACCAAATTTCTTCATCCACGCCTTCATCCCACCCTGGATTAATCCATTTCCGAGGCTAGCGCTTTCTAGGAATGTTTTGAATCTCACTGTCTCTTCCTTCAATTTAGCGGAAATACTTTGACTCGTGCAACTTGTTAAGCTGCGTTCTTAATACATCAAGCATTTTCTTGTGCGCTGGGTGACGACGAACGGCTGAAATATCCTCAGGGTCCAACGGTGTACCATCCGCTTCCATCCACTTAGAATTTCTTGGATCATACAGCGCAATATCGCCATGAAAATCAATCACAACTCTCTTGTTATGAGTGTCAAGTTGTGCGGTGTAACCATTTTGATCAACAAGTGGAATCAAATTGCTTTCATCATCGTGCAAACTATCCATGAAGTCATCGTCAAAATTCTGAACGATCTCATTGTACCAGCGCTTGTCGTAATCGTTATCCTTGATCCATTCAATCATGGCTTCAAAGATGCCCGGATTATCAGAAAAGAAATCTTCTGCATCACGATAACCAATGGCTGTTACCAATTCTTCAAAACTTTCAAAACCCCGATAACCCTCGAACCGAAGGCTCCTGTCAAGGATAAATTTTTCAATGGCCTCGTCAAGGTCTTCAGGTCTTTCCTCAAGGAGCAACCGCTCCTTGAGTATCTTCTTTGCAAATTTCATGATTAGTAATTGATTAGGCGACGGAGACGGGCGACTTCTGCAGCTTCCTTGACAGCTTTTTCTTTCTCTTCAGGTGCTGGCTCATCAAAGTTTAGAGGTTCTTCATCATTGCCCTCTTCCTTAGGAGCGTCCTCGGATTTTTCCTTTTTCTCTTTCTTAGGCTCCTTTTCGCCATCTTTTTCAGCATCCTTTTCAGCAGCCGCTTGTGCCATTCCATCTTTGACACCAGCATCATATAGCTTGGACACCAATTCTACTAGCTCATCACCAGTCTTACCTTCCATTTTAGCCGCCATTGCGCTTACAACTTCAGGATAGGCTGGAGTTTCTCCATCACCTTTGTCACCCTTCTTGGCTGGACTACCGTCCGGAAGACTTGCTGTGCTGTCAGCATCAGTTGGTGGAACATCACCAGTAGATTTTGGTGGCAGTTCAGCACCCTTCTTTGGCTTGTGGTGATCACCAGTCACATCATTTTGCGGAATCTCGTCACCTTCTAGTGGCGCGTAGTGGCCATGTTTTTCCATGATTGGAAGGCCGGCCATCTTACGAAGATCAGCAATCAGCTGTTCATTGAGTTCTTGTTTCTTTTTCGCGTCCATTTTGATTGTCCTAGTTTTTGTGGAGAAGGGTGGAGTTAAACCACCGGCACACTGTCATTCTTCTCCAATGATGTATTGGTACCCACACTCAGGGCATGCTTTACTTTCACCATCATCATGAGCCCCACATGCAGGGCATGAGTCCTCCTCATCCTCATCAAATCCTAGATTTTGTTTAATGTCATCCCAGCGTTTGTGGTCCTTGAGCGTGCTAATGACTTGTTCTTGTCCAAGCTTCAACGCCTTGATAACGTCGTAGACATCGGGATCATCACCTTCATCCATCAACTTCCTAGCCATTTCATAAGTGATATTGCCTGTGAGTTTGATTTCGTATGGGGTGTCTTCATCTATTTCACCACCGCCAGGCATTCTGTAATCAGAATCAAGTTGCGACAGTTCAGAGCCGCAAATGACAAGTGTTACAGTCATTGTTTTGTTGGCAGATTTTAGCGCAGTTTGCACGCCTGGATCATCATGAAGATCAGCAATGAAGTTGCCTGCCTTGACATTCCAGTAGATACTAGGCGTGTCGTATGATACGTAGTAAGCATTATCACCTATTGCTTCACTGACCTCTAAACTGTCTAGATCATCTAGAAATTCTTGAAAGCGGTCAGGAAGATCTGCGTCAGCAATCTCTTCCTCACGCAAAACCAGTAGTTCCCTAATAAGTTTCATCTTGATAGCTCGTCCAAAATTTGTTGGGCTGCGATCATGTGTTGACGCAATTCCTCAAGCTTCTTAGCGCTCTTACCTTGATGAACTGTGTAACCCTCAATCTCGCGAATGTTGTGGCGAAGATATTCAAGAACTTCGCCATGCATTTTCTTCGCTTGAGAAACCAAATACTGAACCCCACGATCATCGCCGATTTCGTTCAGCTGTTCTGGTTCCAAGCCGGCCAATTTACGTAGGAGATTCAGATCCATTATCTCTTCGTGATCGACGCGATGAACCTGCTGATCTCTTCCTTGAAATACTTCTGTGCTTTTGGATCGTCAAGCACTGCTTCAGCAAGGGTCATGACCTTCTTGTTCTCAACAGATTCACGGATAACATCTGGATAGCAACCTGGACCAGAAGGCTGAGCAACAATGTCAAGTGTGACGAAGGAGAAGTCTTCAACAATGCCTTCCATTGTCACGTTACCGGTACCACGAGAAGACACGCCGACCTTAACACCACCTTCGATGAGGCTCTTGACAATCAAGCCAGATGGAGTGTTTAGAATCTTGCACTTACCGATAGCAGCATCGCCATCCATGTAAGCTTCAGTAATGATGTGGGAGACGTTCTTGAGGTCGATCGACAGATTATCTGGGTGATTCAATTCACCAAGAATATAATTCTGTGACTTAGCCTTTTCATTAATTACGTCGACGGCGCGCTGAATTTCTGCTCGTGGGTAGACGCGCTGGTTAAGGTTCTTTTCCTCGGCAGCCATAATCTTGCCGGATAGATAGAGATTCTTGAACTCATCACGTGATTCGGTCAGAGCAGCCTGAACTGGCGTAAATTGCTCGATGAGAACTTGAGTTTTTTGCTTCATTTAGGAGCTCCTATTTCTTAGTTGCGTGCACGCAACTTAACCTGAAACTGTGTCAGGTATTTATGGAGATCCCAGGCGCACTGACGATTTAAGTAGCGTTGCTACTGTTTCATGGATATCTCACCACCAATTCAATCGTTGCCTTGCTAATGATACTGGTGAAAAGGCGAGCTACTTCAAGTTCAAGAGTGCTCATGTTATGAACAGTAGATGGCGTCTGATATTCAACTTCCTGATATGTTATTTGCCCATCTTTCTTCAAAGCGTCTCGAAGCGCGATTGCCTTATCATGGAAATTCTTGAAGTGCAGAGTGTTTAGTTCCTTGATCTTCTTCTTGAGCTCTTTGCCAACATTCTCGTCATCATGCAGATTATCCATGTCTATGAATTGATCATCTGGTTCATAATGACTGGCGGTTTTGGATGATCCCTGAATTAGAATAATGCCAAATTCCTTACCAGCTGAATCGATGTTAGGGGTGACGCTAATATAGATTAATTTGTCTTCACCCTGGGTCTCAAACACCCACCATGGACCTGATCCAGCTGCATCATCGTCATATTCCCTGTAGCCAGGGTTATGATTTATTTTTTGCCAATCAACCTTCTCGATATCAAAAACAGATTCGATGGCGGCCTTCAACTTCAGGTAATCATCATCCTCGAATTCCTTAAGGATAGTTGCGCACGGGTTAACCCGTGCGCTTCGCGAAGTGATTTCATTCAGTTTCATTGTGGTGGAGTCTCCTCTTCACCGCCAGTTCCACCGCCTTCCTCGGGAGGAGCAGATGAATCCTCAATAGGCGGTGGTGGGACTTCAGGAGCTTGAGGCTCCATGCCGCCCGTTGGCATTCCACCACCCATGCCCATGGACGGTTCTTCAAAGTTTACCTTGCGATCGCCATAGATTGCTGGGTCATAAATTTGTTGAACTTCGTCAAATTCAGTGAAGTCCTCAATCGAACGTTCCTGCTTCAACATGGTTTCGTTCATCTGGATATCATCCTCAGTCCAACCAAGGTAGCGCTTCAGCATCATGCGCTTGGAAATATAAGGAGTATCTTCAATCGCCTTGAATGCGTTGATTAGATCAGCGTCAAGAGCGGCCTGTCTATACAACGCGAAGTTCTGTGGTTCAGGCAGAGACAGCTTGAAGATGTCGTTGTCAATGTTGATACCAGCAACAGCAAGATATGTTTTGAATTCCTTGTCAAGTACTTCTTCGACAATGATCTGGTGACGCATCACGAATAGTGCGAATCGCAATTCTTCCATATATGCAATACCAACCTTGCCATCGTTCGTCTGCGCTCCACCAGGAGTACCCTTGGCATCAGAGCCTCTCATATAGGAGGTTGGAACGCGAAGAGCTCGGAACATCGATGCCTGGAAGAAATCCATTTCTGGCATATCCCAAGATTGACCGCCAGGAAGTGTTTCAACCCGAGAACCACGGCCGGCCGCAGTCACAGGGAAATAGTAATCTTCCTGAATGGACTCAGGATTGTACTGTCCATCTGTTTGGTTTCCATTAGCAGCGTTTGGAATGCGGCGCTGACGGATTTCATTTCGAATTTGTTCCAAGTACTGCTTGACACGTTGTGGCGCCATGTTGCCCACGTCAATGTAGAACACTCGACGCTCAGGAGCGCGAACAATTTTGTAGATGATGCTAGCGTCCTGCAACATTTGCAGCTTTTGCCAATCCCTAAAAACTGGTTGAAGCAGCGATTCACCAAATGGTGTATTTCCGCCCATGTCGTCTGACAACGAGAAGTGCAGAATAGCACTGGCTGGAACAATCTCGATGGACTCTTCCTGCGCTCCAGTGTTTGGGTTGATTTTTGGCTTAATGTGATAGGAAATCTTTTCGCCAAATTCATCTATCTCAATACCAACGACGCGCGTTGGATCAACATATTCCCATGGCTTTGTGTCAGAGACCTTGCGAAGGAAGCAATCGCCATACTTGATCATAATTCGCGCAATCTTAAACACCTTGGTGTGCAGCTTGTGGAAATTAGACCAATGACGTAGAGCAGCGCGAAGAGTCGTTGTAGTGGTATCAGAGACGTTCTGATTTTCTTCAGTTTGATAGTCAATGACAAATGGGAGACTAGTCCGCTTGTCAGTTGTTGTCATTTCCTCTGCAATGATGTCAAGTGCTCTGTTGACATCACCACTATCCATCGCGTCGTACTGCTTATAGAGCGCAAGACGCGTTTGGGCGCCGCGCATAATGTTAGAAAACCAGGCGACATTTGAGAATGACGCATACCCATTCCCTTCTTGATCCTGCCTAGGACCCTGTAAAGCTTGGTAGTTAGATTTACGGGAAGCTGGGGTGACAATTTTCCAATAGTTCGTCCACTGTGCCATTCAAAAATTCCTATTCATATTAACTCTGACCTGTGAGATAAGAGTTCTGATCAGCAATTGGCTGATTCCTTGCAAGCGTTTTTGGCTTGTTATCTGGTGCCGAGGTACCGTTGTACATTTTGTCAAGAATATCGGCAACTCGAGTCATTGTCTGATTAAGTGACTCGAGTTGATTTCTTACTGCTCGATCTGCAACATCGAACAGCGAGCTGCTGCCTGATGGTGATGTGGTATTTATACCCTCAGCTGCCACGATTGATGGGCTATTAGGAGATCCTGAGTTGCCAAATGGACCGCTGACTGAAGAGGTTGGAAGATTAGGACTGTTGACCGAAGAGGTTGGAAGATCAGGACTACCAAACTGACTGCCTAATGCCTTGCCACCCAGTGACCCCAGCCAGCCGCCAAGCATGGAACCAGCAATCGTGCCAACACCAGGCAGAAGCATAGAGCCAATAGCGCCGCCGGCTATTGAGCCAAGGCTACCACCAAGGCCGCCACCAACCGCACCAAATTTATCCTTCTGACTTAGGTTGTCATCCATTAGTGCTGATCCCATCATCCCAACGTTTAACAGGGTACCAACAATTCCGGCGCCTTTTATCCATTTAGAAGATTTACCCAAATTACCCATCATCGATCCCATTACCCCGCCGCCTCCAGCGGCGGCAGCGCCAGCAACGTTTGCACCGGCGAGGCGCCCAAGTGATGCTGCTGCAAATCCTGCCTGTAAGGCTAATGCAGCAAGGGAACCTCCAGCGCCAAATAATGCAGCAAGCAATGAATTGCTTAGCGCCGATGAAACTTGATTGACTTTATCGCCAAACGCGGCAACTGCTTCGCTTCCCTTTGCTGCAGCTGCAGCACGCTGTTGTTCAGCAGGAGACACTGTTGCATTGGCGTCCTTCGCCAAGTTCATCTGATTTGCTGAATGCATCACTTGCAAATCAGATGAATCTAAACCAATGGCATCTCTGAACGCATCAGTGAAATAGGTATTACCACCAAACTGTGCAGCCTCGCCAGCTCGCTGCTGCTCAATGCTTGATCCAAGTTTGCCTGTTAATTCTCTAAGCTCATTATCTTCATCAGCTGTGCGCGAACCCTTATTTCTAAGTGTCATAAGGCGCGTCGCACTGCCTAGATCCATTCCAGAAAACAGTGCATATGACATCAACTTTCCACCAGCATCAATCCTGCTCTTCACAGATTCACGAGCTTGCTGCTGTTGAATTTCAATCAGCTTTTGCGCTTGCTGGATATCTAGGCCACCAAGCACATATCGAGTTCTCAGCTGAACCAGTTCATTCTGATACGCAGCGCGACGAGTCTTGTCCATGCCGACAAGATTCTCGAAGGTTCCTTCAGACTTGAAAAGCTGTGAGTTTAGTTGGAGGAACTCTTTAGCACTAATATCAACAACTCCAGCAATTTGCTGGAAGCTGTTCATCATCGAATTTGTGTACGAAGTGAGTTGATTTTGGTCACGAACATCAACGCCACCAGTGATCGCGCCTTCAATCGTTGGCGCGATCAGCTCAGCACTTTGCTGCATGGTGTAGCCGAACTTGCGGAATGTATTTTGCATTCCGCCCACAGCAGTTTTAAACTCACCAGGTCCATAAATGGCCAGGATTCGCTTATTCTCCTGTAGAAGCTTCACAGTATCTTGGAAGCTCATGCCCATCATCACTGCATCTTTTTGTGTCCGCAAGAATGACTGTGGAACCTGGGCAATATTGAAATTTGTTAATTCACTATACGCCTGCTTTAAGCCCTTAACCATGGTGCTAAACATCACACCACTCATGATCCAGTCTTTCAGTGAACCGACAAGCGCCTTGCGACCTTGTCCATTCATTACTGAGGCAACAGCTCGCTGCCATGGACTAACGTACTGTTGAACCGTGTTGTCTAGCTTTGCAGTTGTTGTTGAGACACCTGCAGTAATTTTCTGAAGCCCTTCAGCTAATGCATGAAAATCAACCTGAGCAAGTTCTGCAGCGCCCTTTAGTTTTCCATCCTTATCTAGGATATTGGCTTTATCATGTTCAGCTGTATAAAGACCCTTTGCAGCAGCTTCTGCGGCAATCATCACTAAAGCATCGCGATTCTTCTGCAACTGCTGGTTAGCTGGGTCAGCGTCATTTAGTGCGCCACCTCCCTTGAATGCCTCCGGTCCTATTTTGACCAGATCAGCCATGCTTTTAATTGGGTTACCATCTACACCACGCATGCTAGCCAGTTGCTCGGTGATAGAGGCCTCAAATTCTCCTAATCTGTTTCTTACTGAGACGAACTCATCGATACCAATATCAGTGCGCAGCTTTTTTGTGGCCTTATCAATGAGACCCATGCTAGCTTTTGCGCCCTCATCTAAGTCGTCCAGCGATGATGTAAGGCGATTTAGATACGCCTCAATCTCGTAGTCTTTAAACGCTCTAGTATTTTGTAGCTGCGCAGCGTAGAGAAGGGATTGAGCTTTTGTAGCACGTGCTGTTGCGTCTGTGAATCGACCCATGCCCTTAGCAAGTCTTTCAGCTTGAACTCCAAGCGTGCCGATTCCAGTTCGGTACATTTCGAAGCTCTCATCTGTGTCGCCACTTTCCCATTTCTTAGTAACTTCATTCAGCGCTCTACGAGCAGCGGCAATGTCATTGGTGAAGTTACCCGTCATCTTGTTCAGTTTGGCAACGTTAGTGTCATATTTTTCCAATGACTCCCGGGTTTCACGATACGGGTTTCTTCCACTTCCTGGGGGTGAACTAGCTCTATCGCCAGGACGAAGGCCACCGTTGGTGTTGATGCCCTGAGCGCGAGCAATACCTTCCATAAGTCGACTGTTGTCGGTTAGGTTCTTATTGAGTTGCCTCAACAGTTCTGCAAGCTGAGCTGTATCCATGGGGCGTGGTTTTCCGAGTGATCAGGTTCGTGATAAATATCCAACTGGATTATTTATGAGTCCAATCATATAGTAAGAAAACACATAGGGAAGGCATATGTCAGACAATCCACTACTCGCGAAGATTAAGCTTCCTGGTAAAGTATACCAGCTCCCGTCTCGAGGCATCTTCTACACTAACGGCGAATTAGAATCCAACGTTCAAAACGGCGAAGTTCACGTCAGACCTATGTCTGCTTTAGCTGAAATCCACATGAAGAACCCTGACCAGTTGTTTAGTGGTATGGCAGTTGAAACAGTGTTTAAGGAATGCGTTAGTGGAGTTGCCAATCCCAGCAAACTCCTCTCCAAGGATGTTGACGCCATCATGATTTTCCTGCGTCTAGTCACGTATGGCAATCAGTATGAGTTCAACGCGACTCACACCTGTGAGGGTGCAAAGAGCCACTCATATGTTGCCAATATTGAAGAGATGATTGGAAATATGAACATGATCGATCCCACAACAATCGATGAACTGTTCAAGCTCTCACTTCCCAATGGACAAGTCGTAAAATTGCGTCCATCTCGCTATTGCGATGTCATCAGCTTGCTAAAGGAGAACGTTGGCAAAGAGGAACTTGGTGTAGAGACTATGAAAAGAAACCTGATGCTGATGCTCTCCAGCGTTGTGCAACAGGTTGATGAAATCTCTGATCAAACAATGATTTCTGAATGGTTGGCTCAGTGCCCAACTACATGGATTACGCGAATTGCAGAGCGTATTGAAAAGATCAGCGAGTGGGGTCCAGCGCTTAAATGGCGGGGGAAGTGCAAGGACTGCGGTAATGATCTAGAGGTTGAACTGCCAATCAACCCTGTAACTTTTTTCACCGAATGATTAGTGCTGGTGATATGCAGGCAGTACAAAATTTGATCGTAAGACTTGGTGGAGAAATCAAGTTACTGATCAAGTCTTGTATGGAGATTTCATACTATAGCCGTGGAGCATGGCCTTATGAAACTCTTCTAGCCATGTCAGCTGGTGAACGAGACATCGCGATCGACATCGTAAACGAGCGACTGAAGATTGCTGCAAAATCTCCATTCCCAGTGTACTAATCAATCCTGGAATTCGGAATTTGGAAGGGATAAAAAAGGGAGCTTAAGCTCCCTTTTTCTTTTCGACCATCATCGGTGATTCGCTCATTTTTTTCTCGTGAGATAGAATAGATCAAACGGCTTTCCAGTTCCTGATCTAATGTGACTATCAATTCGCGTCTTCAGATCAGGATCAATCTTCTCTTCAAATCCATAGCGAGATGATAGTCGATCAATCATCCTTTTGTAAAGGCGACCACGATTAGAATCTGGCGATTTCACCGCGCCGATTAAAAGCACATCAACTTCAATCTTGTGTAGTTCCTTCAGCTTCTGAATCATCAAGCGAGCAGCTTCAATCACTGTCGCAAAGATCTTGGAAACTTCTTTCCCATTTCCAGTGATATCATCACCGCCATTTCGAGAAAAATCGAGGCGATAGACGTAGATGTCGTTGTCATATTCGTCGTTCTTTTGAACGAAAAACTCCTTCAAGATATCAACACGTTTAAGAAAGACAGCGACTTCATGTCCATCAGCATCATCAAACGTTAACCAAGATCTGTTGGGATCATAGCGATAGTCGATCCACTTGTAGAATTGAGTTGCCTGTTGAATAACTTCTTTGACGATGTCTCCTTCAGCGCTATCAGTTAAGTTTTTTAGGAAGTTCCTATCTGCCTCGGCCTTTGGCAATGTATAGGAATGAAAGGTGTCACTAGTACAACTCAATACACCGCGTTGACCATGTTCACTCATTTCAAATGTGACCATATTCCCATCATCAGACAATAGCTTCACATGCGATGTTTCATTTACGATGAGATGATTAAACCTATCTGCAGTAACTTGATAGATCAGAGCTGATTCATCAAGCACTCTGGCATAGAAGCGATGTTGGACTACGTAGATGTTGCCAACTTCCTCAAATAATTCGTAGATCTTCATATCACTTCCAAGGGTTTTCTGTTTTGACTATCTTCACCCCATAATCTGTAATTTTTGGTTCCTTTGGGGTAGGAGGAGCTGGTGGAATATTCTTTAACGCTTCATCCTCTGGCTCATCATCATGCAGACCTTTCATAAAATGATGCTTGCCATACTTACGCATATAGGCCTGTAAATTATCCCTGTCATCCCTGTACTTGGCTTTATCATCATAAAACTGCTTCTCCTGTTTAGGATCAGTGATTGTGACATCATAGTAAGGAGAATTTGGATCTATGTTACCATTCTCTGCATCAAATATCGCATCATCAGCCATCGAATCCCACATATCAGCCAAGTACTTGTAGTAAGTTTTCTTCTCGTGTTTCTTAAATGCCCTGTCAATCATCTCCATCGTGATGTCATTATCAATCATCCAATGATGAAGCCTATCTAATGGATCTCCATCAGGCCATGACTCACCAACTTGGGTAATGACAACATGATAGATATTGTCAAGCGTCTGTTGCTTTCGCTTTTCTGAACGCTCTTCACGATCAAGTTTGTCTTGTTCGCGTTCCCACTTTCTATATTCTTTATCCTGCTGACTTAGCACTTCTCGCGGGACAACAACATCACGAGACTTCATCCAGGCACGCGCTTCTGGTGAATCAATGTTTGAGAACGTCTTCTCGAATCCAGCTAGGTTTTGAACCTTCCACCGTCCAGATCGCAAATCTACAGGGCGTCTTGCTTCTTCAAGAAATTGTTTGAACGTCTGAGGCATAAAAAATCCGTCTTGTTAGACGGATATTTATGAGATGGATTACCAATCGCCTGCTATATAGTGCTCAAAACTAGCATATGTAATCACTGACTGCCTGCAATGTGGACACGAATAGTGTCCTCTAGGCCATCGCTTCCTAATCTCGTATGAATCCATGTTCTTTGCAGAGACTGAATCAAAATCAGGAAGCTTCATACCAGGATGCAAACACTCTGTGACCTGGTTTGGCGGCGCATATGTTCCCTGGTTGCTTGCGCAGAAGCCGTCCGGTAGTTTGAACGGCTTTTTAAGTGCCAAGCTAGCAAGCAGTTCCTCAAACTGAGTCGCGCTCTTCATTGTCTTCTGGCATCGGGTGATTCAGCTTCAAGTTCTCATTGAAGAGCCAAATCACGTTGGGTTCCACCTCACTCATTTCGGTGTATTGCCGCTTCGTGCTAGGATCGAACAATCGCTGACCATCGAAATAGACATAATGCCATCCCTCCTTGATGTTCTTGCTACGAACGGAAATGATGGCGCGACGTCCCCACAATATATTGCGGATGAAATACAAGCTACCCCATTCAATGGAGAACCTCCGCCATACATAGTCTCGCTTATCAATTAGACCATGAGTGGCAAAGATTTCCTTCATCATTTCATCGGAGGTACCCCTCGAAACGATATCGTCCCAATACCCCTCAGGAAGAGCATTTTTGACTTCAGTATGGGTTTTGTTTAAAGCCATGGCGACGACTGCAACAGCGCAGTCGCTAGGCGTAATTTGTCGTACAAGTTTTGTCATGCTGGACTCTCCACACTAACTCTTAAATTTGTTGTTTTCGTGATATGGTCAGCGAGCTCTGCATCAGACATATCTGTAACCGCACCATCAATTCCATCATGCAACATTAACCCGGTCTGTCCTATGACTTTCCAGATTTTGTTTCTAGCTTCCTTCTCCCACTCGAAGTAGTCATGGAAGACCTTCTTCAGATTCTCTCGAGTAGGTTTCATTCCATTTATAATGGCCAATTCTCTTCGAGCCGCTCTAAATTGCTTCGCGATATATTGAAGGCGGTCGCCAATCTCAATCATCTCCATTGTCCTAAGATCTGGAGCTGCTTGCTTGATAATCCTTACAACTTCAGATCGCGAATCTGATGCCATCAACCCTGCAGTGCAATTGGAACCATTTGCAAGCGCCATGAGAATACGCTTGACGATTGAGATGTTCTCATCATGAGGTGGTCGCTTCAACACATCACGACAGATTTCCTCACGGAATTTCTGCTTGTCGTATACAGCACGCAGAAGATCTGGATATTTCAATTCCAACATCTTCTGCGTGGTGTTTTGCTGCAGCTTGGAAAGCATGTACTGACAGAACGAATTCTCTAAATCAATGGTCGTTCCAAAAAGTTCAGTTCTAAGCCACCCTGGCCAGAGCTCGATAGCTCTTATGGGCCACACTGATGTCTCTCGAGCTTGCAATTTCCCTGAAGCTCTGTACATGAATTCAACTGACTCCTGTCCAAGAAGCCAATTAGTTGCTGGGAGCAAGTCGTCTCTTCCTTCCTCCTTAAGGCGAGCTCTAATTACATCTGCTCGAAATGTCCTCACCTTCACATTTGTAATCTTGAAATTTCCAGGTGGTCGCTTTCCTGGATCAAAAACGATATTGTGAAGATGCTTCTCAATCGAGTCGATGTATTCTTTAGGAAGCTTCTTTGGACTTACTACAGTAGGCGAGAAGTTGGTTCCATCATTGAAGTTGAACCCCAATTTTGTGATGGTGAAGAAATGCTCGATGATAGATCTTGCATCTCTCACTTGCTTCGTCAAGCCTGTCAAATTCAGCTCGTCGCTCAACATGCCAGGAGCGGACATCCTCTTTGATGCAAACCTGTACCAAGTAATTGCAACAGAGAAAATCATCTCTTGGCGCTGCTTTCGTTTCTTCCACCACATTCCAGTTAATGGAAAGAAATGACCCACATATAGCGGGTCATGACGGTTGGGAAGCTCCTTAAGCTCGACTTTGTGAAAAAATAGCATCTTAACTATCGTACACAGTCGTCAAGTTAATGAAAACTAGGTTCACTGCGGACTGAATTTGACAATGATGTATGCCGCCGCACTAGCAGCTCCCACGACAGTGCCAAGAATAAAGCAGCTGATGATAGTTGGCCAGTGCGGCTTTTTCACTTACACCCCACGACCATTACGATCAGCGCGATTCTTCATGCTCTGGTAAACTGCCCGGCCACAGTGAGGGTCCAAGACTGCTTGACCAATCATGTGCGGAACTTGGGTAAGCTCACCCTTGTGGTTGATCATCGGACGGGTACCCAGTGTCGGATACGTTTGGTACGACACCCAATTCGGGTTCTCAACAATGCCCTTTCCCTGCAGGTGACGGACGAGTTGACGGAGCTTCTTGGCGTTCTTTTCATTCATTTTTATTATGCCTTTAGAGTGATTTTGACAGATTGAAATGGAGTGTATGCTGCTTCTTGAACGTACACCTCATTGCCATCGAGATTGATGTCATAGTCATGAATATGACCATCATCGATAAGCCCATTTAGAAAGATTCGGAAATCGTCCATCTTGTACAGAGGGGCAGACATCTGGATTTCTTCCAGAATACTGATGCGACCCAAATCAACATCGCACGGAATTGCTTCTAGTACAAAGTCCGGATCTGCATCTGGATCAGTATGAGCTAGCCACACGAAAACATCTACAGACTCCCCATGTTCGTCGATGAAAAAGCTGCTAAGCTCGTTACCGTCAATCATGTCTTCAAGCAGAAGTTCCATCTCGCTAACGGTGAGATAGGAAAGATCAGAGCGAAGGATGTCTGCTCGAAGTTCAGAAAAAACGTCGTCAAGTACGCCAGTGTCACAGTCTGCAGCAATTTCTAACGCCTTGCGAATTTCTTGACGCTGAAAATCCATCAGAGACATTGCCTTCAGGAGTCCTTCAACATTCCCGTTAATGGGAATGTTGAAGGAGATGAGACCAGTTGGTTCTGATGTTGGCTGAATAAGTTCATCACCAGTCAGATCGAAGTCTTCTGCGCAAAAGTCGATACGATTCGTCATTTTAGGTCCCCTCTGTGATGTTTATTGAGGCCCAGAGATGTCGGGCCAATATTTCTTATGTAGATTGCATCGGGACTGTTAGAAGGTCCCAGCGTACCTAGTGTTCAGATGGCTGTCTACGTGGTCAATCAAGTAACCATGGGGAGTTTTATAGAACAAAACTTCCCAGTTGATTGCACTCGCAGTTCCTAACTTTCCAAGCTTTGGTCTAACAATTATAAATCCGATGTCATCGCAATTTAACTTCAATCGAGGAACGTAAATTGCTTCGGGGGTTCCAAAGATCGAGATTTTATGCAAAGGACCTTCATTGTTAGCACGATTGTAGCCTGCTAACTTTACATCCTCTGTCATTTTCTCGATGGAAAACGTTCCTCTTGGAAATTGCGCCGAGTGATGCGTGCTAGCATCTGGATAAATTAATTGTTTTCTACCCTTCGTATTTGCTGCGAACTTGTGCAACGATTCAATGAACGCGTTGTACGCAAACGTGTGAATCACAGATCGCGGCTTACCAACGCAATTCGCAATGGTAGCCGTATCTGGTGGAAGGGTGAACGAGTTGCCTGACTGGCGGGATATCCAAGGACCCATGAATTTATACCCTCTCTCGTACAGCTCATAGTAAGCCGCCACGATTCGAAGGTGGTCGCTAAATCCAGGGTTAGTCGTTGATTTGTAGGCGTCTAACCTAGCGGCCCAACGAGGCGCGTTACTGCTTTCAGTCGATGTCACTTTCTAGAAATTCGTCCAGGATAATCTTGATTTCCTGGTCTGTAATTTTGAGCTTTTCTGTCATTAGCGGCTTGAGCTTTTCTTCAATTTGGCCACGAATGCTCTGCTGCTTTAGCGGATTCTTCATGTATTGGAAGAGATCCATCGTCACAGAAATGGTTTGTGTTTTACGTCCACGACGAATGTCCAGCACGCGGGACTTAGTATCGCAGTCGTAGGAAATTTTGACGTCACATCTCATTTTTGGTATACCAGAAGGTTGGGTGTTTTAGAAGATCCTCGAACTCGAACACAACTAGTGTTTGTCCATTTCTACTTATGGAAAAACATTCCTCACATTCGAGTTGTCCTACGTCTTCCTTCGCGCAAGCAGCAAAGATCGCAGTGTGATTCCATTTGAAAACTAGAAGCGGCTTCTTGTCAATCTTGGCAGCATCTTCTTCGGACTCCTTGAACCACTTGTACACATTGGCAGAACCAGACGCGAGCGAAGTGAAGTTGTCTTGCGTTTTGTAAAATTTCGTCTCAACGCTCCAAAGGAATGTGAGACCATTATCTCGTTCATTTGTTGGAACGACATCGCCTACAAAAAGCTTTAGTGCGTCAGCACCAAACATCTTCCCGATAGTGTCAAAGTTTTTGCCACCTACGCGGGCCCCAGAGCCCTGGGTGCGGATGAACTTAAGGGGATCCAAAGCTGCAGAAAGCTTCTTTGCGACTTGACCCTCGAATCCGGAACCCTTAGCTTTTCCGCCACCTGGCTTCATTTTCAATACCTAATCATGGTTGTGATCGGGTATTTACAAAAAACAGGATTGCGTCAAGAGCGTATGTTGTATTGTAATTCTAGGGTTATAAAATGAAAACAAAAATCAGACTACTAGCTTCTTCAGTTTAGCGGAAACTCGAGCATTAACGATATCTTGTTTTTGGTTTAGACGAATGCTGTAGTCAAGCACTCGCATCCTATCATCTTCATTTACTGCATTTCCATGAATTGACAGCACCCACCCATTTTCCTTAGTGGTGGAGAATTTGACATTCCCCTCCCATATATTAGTCGTGATGTATGCAGCAATTTCAGTTCCATAATCTGGATGGTTAACATGGAACTGATTCTTGCTAGTCAAAATGTCGTCATCATGCAGGCCACCCATGAAATCTGCTGAACTCTCAAGATCCTCATAACCTTCATCAAAATCTATCTCGAATATATCTGAGTTCTGTAAAAATGAGAACAACAAATACAATCTAGCTATTTCATCTTTGTGTTTGGCCTCAAGTAGTTCATTAATCTTCATGACTATTTGATATTGTACTTGGTTAGAAGGAGCTGCAGCAGCTGCTTGTGTTCTGGGTGCTTTGACAACCCGCGAACATCTTGCCAACCGTGTACAGCTGGTCCCATCGAGCCATCAGGATTCTTCTTCCGAGCACGAACAGCTAAATCATTCTCGTCCATGAATGAATGCGTCTCGAAATGGAATTGGAATTTTCTCCAAGTACCCTCGCTAGGGCCATACTTGTACTCGTTTGCTTCATTGCCAATCTTCGCAATGATGATGACCAAATCACCCTGTTTAGCATAAGAGTCGAATTGATTGTTCTTCTCCCAAGCAGTACACCAACGAGTATTTTTGCCCCACTTCTTAGCGGCCTCCATCGTGCGAGGGATTAGCGCCTTGTAGTATTTCGACTTGATAATCCATTCAACGCCATCATCGTCCTCATCCTCGTCCTTTCGCTCTACGAACTGATCAATCGCCTTGTACAAATCATTTAACGACCTGTAAGCGTTCAGGTCCTTGTTAGGAAGATCCTTCTTGTGCAATTCAAATGCGAGGATTTCAGAACGGATACGCGGGATATCTTCCATCTTGAAGAACTTAGATGCGTACATCCGAGCAGCCCAGACTAGATACTTTCCATCCGGCGATTTTATGAGAGACGCAAGAACTTTGCGTTGATCATCACGATCCTTCAGATCGTCAACGCGTGCTCTAACCTCTCGGGTACGACGGCGTTCTTCCTCACGCTCTGCGAACAGTTTGTCAAGCTCTGTTTTTAACGCATCGTGTTTTGAGTGAATGTCCTCGTCATACTTTGGATCGATTTTGAGCAGCTCAAGAACAATTTGTTTTGCCAGCTCACCCTCAGATTCTGGGGTGACTTGTTTTCCCTTTACTAACTGGCGATAGAAATCAAAATCGTTAGTACGAGCTGCATCGACGAGCTTTTTGCCCATGTTAGCAATGACATAGTCTGTTTTGTCTTCAAACAGAAAATCTACAAATCTCATGGCTCCTCCGCAAATAACGAGAGCCTCACTAGTGAGGCTCTCTATTTACTGGAGAAGAAAAGATTTAGTCTTTGCCCAGATGCTTGTCGATCATCATGTGCAGGAACTGCAGATATTCAGGGTGCTTCGACAGACCCTTGATTTCTGGAGAACCTTTACGCTTCGGTGTATCTTGCTCGTCCATGAACGAGTGAGTATCGAAGTGGAACTGGAACTTTCTCCAGGTACCTTCCTGAGGACCGTACTTGAACTCGTTCTCCGCATTACCGATCTTCGCAATGATGATGACCAAATCACCCTGCTTGTTGTAGTGATCGAAGTAATTGTGGGAGTCAGTAGCCGCAGTACACCAACGGGTTCCAGAACCATACTTGCAAGATGCAGCAACAGATTTTGGAATCAATGCTTTGAAGTATGGAGTACGGATGAGCCACTCAACATCCTTGTCGTCCTTATCTTCGTCCTTAACCTCAACGTCCTTCTTCTCAGCGAACTTGTCGGTTGCAGCGTAGAGATCTGTAAGCGTTTTGTAGCTGTTCAGATCCTTGTTCTGCATCTCGTTCTTGTGCTTCTCGAACGTAATGATTTCCTGGCGAATACGTGGGACGTCTTCCATTTTGAACTGTCCCGACGCATACATGCGGGCAATCCAAACCAGATACTTGTCGCTTGGGTTGGCGAGCTTACCGTTCAACCTGTTCAGCTCACGTTCCTTCGTAGCCAGTTCCGTAGCTGCAGTGTTGACCCGTGTATTGTCAGTGTGAGCAGCGGACAGTTTGCGAAGTTTTGCAACTTCAGCTTCCAACTCAGCTTTCTGCTCAAGCCAGCCTGCTCTCTCTTCTTCTTTAGGATCAACCTTCAGCAGATTTTCGATGATCTTGCCGGCCAGAATTGCTTGTGTGTCAGCATCAGCAAGTTTCCTGTCCAGTCCCTTGGCGATCTGCTTGAAGAAGTCATGATCATTGGACCGGCACGCGTTAACCAGCTTTTCACCGAACGTTTTGACAACGTAATCGGTCTTGCCTTCAAAGAGTAGTTCTTTGACTTTCATTTTGTGGGGTACCTCCAAGCACCTATTTATTGTAGGTGCTTAGATGGTAAGGTTACCGAACACTATTATTGATATTTTACTACATATGCGTGCTTGTGAAAACTGTTGAGAGCTCAGCTTTCTATCTCTCCAAATTCTACTCTGATCGCAGGAGTTTTCGGTTCCAGTTTTCCTGACGTACCCATCCCGCTCACAATGCGCCAGCTGATTTTTACGGGCGAGGACATCGCAAGCTTCTGCAGATCTGGTTGTGCAGATTTCAGAATTTCCTCAAGCTGGCCATGCCACTTGGGATCTGGCTGAGGATCAGGATTCTCAGTGTAGTTGGGAAGCCATTCAATCTTACGCATCTCTTGCACACTAGGACCGAATTCTATCCAGCGATTACCCGGCTTGTTCATGCTGTCAGAGAACATCACATCCCGCTCGCCATCTGCAGCTACCACCCAGTTAAACAGCTTCTTAGCATGCCGGCCGATAATTCGGGCAGCATCTTTTCTCGTCTGAAGCGGATTGTATGTCGTAAGAGAATTAGAGGTGTCAAAGACCAGCTTGATCATACGCATGCCATAACCCTCAGTCTCCGGGTCCAACAACTTCAACTTCATTATCTCTTTGCCTAGCTTTACATTATCACAGTCAAAGTAAGACCAGTCATTGGGCTTGACCGTAGAATAGGAATCCGTCTTAGCTCGTTTGATATACTCGTGAATGTCTGCAACAGCGACCTGCTTTAGATTTGGAAATTCTTGCTTCACGCGAGCTGGCAGCTCATCCATTAGCCTAACAAACTTGCTTTTGGGGTCCTTGCCCTTTAATCTATCATTGATCGCCTTCTCAATCTCAGGATCACCTGAATACAGCGAAGCAATATCCAGTCCAGCGTACAAATAAAAGCCGATGTTGAAAGAACCCGTTTTTGTTTTCGAGTTGACAACGATGGCTTGTGCAGGCTCCCATTTCAATGGGAGCCCATACTTAATGGTCAATTCGCGCAGGATTCTTTTTATTTTGGTTTCTGGCGTGACTTTCTTTTCAGCGACTTCTTGTAATTTCATTGGGTCTCCTGTCAGTGTATTTACATTTTACACTGACAGGAGACCTAATGATTATTCCTCTGTTACGATATTAGAGAATCCGTTCTCCTTCCGGATTGTGATATTTCTATCGAATCTGCCGACGGCTTCTGGTCGGTGGGAGATGATCCAAAGTCCTAAACCATCATCTCTAGTTTTGGTCTTGAGCAGCTTAAACACCGCCTCCACACCAGAGTTATCGAGCGAAGCGTCAATCTCGTCAATAAACAGACAATTAACTTTCGAGTGGAGATGATGTAAAACATCCCGGAAAGCAAGTGACATGGACAAGTTAACCCGCTTCTTCTCACCGCTTGACAAGTTGCCAAAGTCCAGTTCCCGTCCATATTCAGCAACAGTGCAAGACATATCGTCATCAAATTTGACAATGTGCTGCAATCCAAATTCCTTCGTGTAGGAATTCAAACGTCCGTTCAGGAATGGGATGGTTTGGTTGATGATGCGACGGCGAATGAAAGAGTTCTTGTCCGTAAGCAGCTTCAGCAAAAACTGTTGGTGATCCAGCTCTTTCTTCAACGCGTTTAGCTGGTCATATTCCACTTCGCTGGTTGCAGTCTTCTTCAAAGCTTCAAGAGCCTCAATGTGTGGATTCTCTTGCGCTTCAAGCTCACTTATCTTCTGAGCTGCGCCATCCTTCGCAGCCTTAGCCTGAACAGCAGCTGCATAGGATTGGAAGAGCATTA